GGTAACGAGCGCTACTATGCCGAACTCAAAGTAGGCATGTTCTCTGGTGTGAGGTACACAATGCTGTTCAATACCTTCTTCAATAGAGCATACTACAGAGTTGCCGCAAAAAGGTGCGGTGTTAGGTCAAAAGTGTTACACTCTGGCGATGATGTGTATGCCGTGTTCAGGTCCTTCTCAGACTGCCACATCATGAAGAAAGCCTTGTTTGAAATTAACTACATATTGCAATTGGCCAAGTGCTTTGTGCAAGGCGTAAAGGAGTTCCTGCGCATATCACACAAAAACGAGAACACATCACAGTATTTAGCTAGGTCAGCCGCCACGTGTGTGCATGGGCGAATTGAATCGACCGCACCAACAGACTTCATCGGGTACGCAGGGGCAATATTACGAAGAGCTGCTGAGCTAGTCGTAAGGCACGCCAATAGGCTATTGGTGATGAGCTTGCAGGGCTTGCAACTCGCGGGAGCGATGGCAAGATGGGCCGTGAACCCACTAGCGTGGGAAGTACTGCTAAAGACACCAAAAGCACTGGGAGGAATCGCACCACAGATGCCAGAATCTGGTGAGTGGGATGGGTTTGCGGTAGAGCGCAGCGCTGAGACTAGGGGCGACGCGGTACAATACTTGGCGACATTACCCGGCGTAAAACAAACAGCAGCCAAGCTAGTAGAAGCTCTCCAAATAAGGAAGTACCACCGGCGAGTATCAGAGGCCGTTGGGGCTGCGATAGCACCAAAAGGCGTGATCATGAATTATGGCGTTGCAGCTAGGTGGCTTACTAGGCGTGACATAAAACACCTGCACGATGTCAGAGGTAAGCTGAACCACATCAAGCAAGGCCGTGACTACATCATATCTAAGACAGCGGGGCTATTCAACACATTGGCTATTAATGATCACCATTGGGGTGATATTGGGTCGTTGTTACAAGGGATAGCCTCCAGTTGGCATGGGTTGGCAATTTCGTTCGCGCTCGACAAACCGAACCCAGAAAATGACTTCTACACGTACAAGCACCCGTTCAAGTTGGATAACACGCTCAACGACCTACAACAGTTGCGGAAGCTGCACGAAATGTGGTTCAAATGCACCGATGGCGGCGTGCGATGTGGGTTCACATGGTGAGCAGCTCTCCTGCGCAAGCGCCGTGGACAACACGGACACGCAGCGGGTGGCGTGCAGGTAACAAACAGGTGAGAGTTTGGTGCCTACCACGAGTGATGATACATTTTAGCCTGCAACATAGGGAACAGGCGCGGGGGGATTAGGGAAATCCCGTCGCATGGGCTAGCGGAGTTGGCTCCCGTAAAAGTCCAGCAACATAGTTGCGAAGTAAAGACAAGCCAGTGACTCAGTCACCCCCATGGCTCCCAAGTGGTGGACCTAGTAATAGGGAGAACAAGCCATTGACCGC